AGAACTTCACGGATAACTTGGTCGATTGAATCGCCTGCGTTGTATCCGATGATGTTTGCTGCTGCTGAATCAACATCTGTGAATGCTGTTCCACGCAACTTCGCTGTGGTTACAACTGCGTTACCGTATTCGTTCAGAGTTACAGTTACCTGGCTGTCTGAGAGCGCTACTGGTGTTACGTCAGTTACTTCGTTCAGCGTTGATGTCGCTGCCGAAATGTCTGCGAAGATGGTGAATGTGACGCCAGTTCCAGGCATTGCCTGTTGTACTGGTTGTACGTCTGCTGCTTGGTCGAAGAGGAGTTCTGAACGCAATGCGAAGTACGCAAGACGGTCGAATGCTACCTGGTCTACCGAGAGAGACGAGAGTTGGGTTTCGCCTGCCATGATTATTTATTCCTTTTGTTTTGAGGGGGATATTAGTTTTCTGTTGCTGCCCGTGCCTCAGACAAAATTTGTTCTACTTCTCGTGGCGAAGTTGCTTCGTTCAACCTGCGTGTCCAGTCAACTGGTGGTTGAGATGTTTGGCTTCCAGCGGCGACCTTGTTGGTACGCTGCCATGCCTGCATCTCATCCGCAGATGGTTGGTTCTGGGGTGGACTAATCAATTGCGCCTCTACAGCAGCCTGACGAATCGCATCTGGGGTTAGGTCGCCGTCGTATGCTTTAACGAAATATTTTGTCATCGGTTGAAGCGGGTCTAAACCTGCTTTAACGAATGCTAACTCTCGTTTCGCTGACTCGGCTTCCGCTACTTGCTTTCGCAAATCTGCGGTTTCCTTTTCCAATTGCTTCATCCTTGCCCTAACTGGGTTTCGGGTTTCGGATTCTTCTATCTGGTCTTCGCTGTCGTAGTTGTCAAACTCTGACATATGGCACGCTCCTGTTTCTGCCCACATCGCAACGGAGGGTTGTGATGGCTGCTATTGATTTGTCACCCCGAATTGCTCCACACAGTTTGGGGGATTCCTGTGTAGGTTCCTACTTAACGTATCAAGTTGAATAGTAGTGACCGTTTATGGTGTTGTCAACTATTTCGTTATTCGATTGTTTGTAGGCTGACTTTGCCGCCTGCTTCGAATGTGCCTTTGCGTCGTCGTTTGCGTGTCCCTATTCGTTGGGCTGCTTGTGCGCTCGTTCCGAGTGTGCCTGCTATGGCTTCTTCTTGGGTGAGTTCTTCTTCGCCCATTAATGGTCGGTAGAGGCTTTCTTGTTGTTTGTATGTGGTAAATCCTGCTTGTGCTTCGGCTTCGCTTACGCCTTGTCGTACTAGTTCTTCGGCTGTTTGGGCGGTGAGTCCGATGCCTGCTTGTTTGCGGGCTTGTGCGCCTATCTCTGCGGCTCTGGCGGCACGCAGAATGCGGTCTTGGGCTTTGTCAGGGTCTACGAAAAATGCTGCAATTGACCCATCATCAAGGTTGTATAACGTTTTGAGTTCGTTGATAACTGTCGGGTCAGCGTTGCGTGCAGCCTGATAGCCCTGGGTTACTCTGGCAAGGATTTCATCTGGGGAAATGTCGTTGATAAGGAAGTTCTGTAACGATGTCGGGTCATCATAGAATCCTGGTGGCATTCCTGAATCACGCAAGTTCTTGCGATACTGCGATTCTAAGAGGAGTGTTTGGGTGACGGAGTAGACAGGTTTGTTTGCTGCTCTTCGTGCTTCGTTTGCTGCGAATCGTCGTTTGAACGCTGGTGATTCTCGTAGTTGGATGCCGATTTCGTCGATTGTTGATGAGCCTGTGATTAGTCGGCTGGCTAGGGCTGCGCGGATTTCGTTTACTAAATCTGGTTCGTCTAGCCCGTAGAATTCAAGGGTTTTTCTGAGGATGGTTGTTGCTGTTTCGTTGTCGTCTGCTGGGACAACAGTTGCGGTTGTGGTTCCTGAGGTGTTGGTTGCGGTTGTTGGTGTTGTTGCAGCGGCGCTACGTGCTTGACCTTGAGCAATAAGAGTGTTCAACGCATTGAGCGTATCAACCCCACCGCCTAACGCACCCGATTGAAGTTGGTCAATGTAATCTTGTGTTGCCCCAGTAAAAAATCCACCTGCTTGGATTGCGGCAGCATTAATGGCGGCGGTTTGCTCGGCTGTAAATTGTCCGACGCCACTTGTACCAGTTGTCCCTGGAACAGGTTGCCTAGGAACATAATCTGGTTGACCATTGGAATTAAAATTAATTGTTGCAAGGTCTTCTGGAGACAAACCTGCCAACCGTGGGTCATCTGGAGTCATTGACATTAGAGAATCCTTCCAAAGGCTTGAGCAATATTAGCCGACAAAGAACGAGCCTCTTCTTTAGCGTTATTGGTTTTCTCCCAACCGTATTGTGGGTCGGTGCGTAACAGTTTCTCCCATTCGCCGTTTGTCATCAAACGCTTCTTGCCATCTTCGCCGAAAGTTACTGCTTGTTCAAATGCGCCTGTGGACATATCGATAGCGTTCGGGTTTAGTTCTAGTAGGCGTGATGCTGTGGTTTTGTATGCGGAAGCGATACTTTCCATTGTCATACCTTGGTCGAGAAGGTTTGATAGATGACCGTATCGACCAGGGCTTTTGGCAAATTCTCTTTGTTGGCGTTCGTAGTCGGCTGCCAACATTTGTCCTGTCAAAACTTTTTCGATATCGGAGTCTGCTGGGTTTATGTTGAAGAATGCTTTGGCGATGTTTTGTGTGCTGATGTAGTCGGCAGATTTTTTGGTGCGTTCTAGTGCTGTCGGGTTGATGTAGTTGCCTGCGTCGTCTTTTTTGAATACTTCGCTGTAAACTTTTTGTTTGAGGATGTCACCCTCATATTTGAAGTTGATGGAATCTGACACAAATTTAGTAAAATCACTACCCTCAAAACCTAATGTGCCTACTAGGGATTGGATAACTTTTAGTTGTTTTGAGTTTGATATTTCTTTATAGAAATCTGTAGCATCTAGCGACGCAGTAAAGCGGGTTAGTCCTTCTGGGGATTTGTACCATTCTTGCGAAATGGCTGTGTTCAACAACTGAAATAGTTGGGGGTATTTGGTTCGGTCTAAATCAAGTAGCCATGCTTTTGCTGGGAATGTTTCTCGGAATGTTTTTTCCCATGCGTTGCTAACCGTTGTTGGTTTACCGTCTACTGGTTTACCGTCTACTGTTACAGGTTTCGCCAAAGACGCTACGTATTCTTTACGTAATATTTCACGGTTCGCTGGGGTGTTTTCTAAACCACGAGCGCCAAGTTGCGCCGTAACGAATGCTTTCCGTTTGGCTGGGTCAACTACTGGAGTGGCAGATACAACTCCTGTGGTAGGTACAACTGGTTCAATTTCTTCTGTTGTTGTTTCGGCAATATCTTTTGGTTTCATCCCAGCAAAACGGGCTTGCTCGGCACGGTCTTCCATTGGGGTAGCAGCGGCGGTTCTACCTTGTTGGCTCAAAATTGCTGTAGGAGTACCAGTAACTTTTGGTGTTACCGTTGGCGTTGGCTTATCTGCAATAAATTCTATCGTTGATTTGTTTTCTCTTACAGTTTGCGCTTCACCAGATTTAGGCAAAACAAGTGTTGCCAATTCTCCAGCCTGCACTTTTTTCAAAACTTGTTGTGCGTCACGCAATTCTTTTTCTTCAATTTTGCCACTTTCAAAATCAGCAGATGCTTTATCTAATTGAAACTTAGCAACACGCAACGCCGTTTTTTGTTGACGTTCTTGATTTTCTGCTTGCTTCTTTAATCCTTTTAACTGGGGGAGAAGTTCATCTCGGACTCTTGTCAAAGAATAAACATTGTTTTTGTATTTAAGATTGGTTACGCCTTCATCTAAAGCGTTTTGAGCAGCCTTGAGGTCTTTTGTTATTTGTGCAAGGTCAAGTTTTTCTGTAACAATTTCTTCGGGAACAAATTCATCTTTTGCCAACCATGCTGGGGGATTCTTAAAGAATTCAATAACATCTGTTATTGCACCCCAATCTTGTGGCGGGGTTTTTTCAGAAATTTCACCATTTAACCAACGGTTATATAGATATTGTTTTGTGCTATCAGGAACAATAAGATTTTTAATCCATTCGGGCATCGGTTTCTGTTCAGCCATTATGCCTGTCCTTTAATCTTTCTATCGAGAATGTCAAACAAACCTAAAGCGCCAACCGCTTGTGCTTCTGGACCGAACTGTTGCTGAACTTGTTGCTCAGCGGCAACATCAAGACGTGGCGCACGAACACCACCCATTGCCTCGGTGATTTCCATACGCTCATAAGTTTTCACAAACTTTTCAATCTCGTTCGGTGACAGGCTACGACCTAATATTTCTTGGGTTGTTTTTTGTAGCACGGAACGGATGTCTTGTTTTGCTGTGGTGCGAATAACTCTGCCAGTACCGACAACAGGTTTAACTTCAGATAGAAGTGTTGGCAAAGCGGCATCGATGGTCAAGCCTTTAGAGTTTGCGTAGTTTAAGAACTCTCGCATTACGGAAAGGTCTGTGCTGTCGAACCCTGTTCCGCCTGATGCTCTACCGTTTTTGCCGTACAAACCGATTGATGCCAGTTTGTTTTGTAAATCTGTTCTGTCTGTTGTTGATAGCCGTGATAGTTCGCTTACTGCTTCGCTGTCTGGGTCGTATTGTCCGCGGGCAATTGCACCTGATTTGTTTACAAGTTGTTGACCAATATATCCTGCGCTGATATTGCGTTGTGTTGGTGGTCCTTGAAATCTTCCGCCAACAAACTGTTCTGGCATTGTGGTGAATTGTTGTTGAGTTGCAGTAACTTGCCTTACACCGAGTTGAACATCTGGGGCTAATCCACCAGATACTTTAGGCGCAATGATAGGAGCCTGGGCAGGCGGTGGGGTGACTGGTGCGTTAGGGTCTGTTTGTTCTGTGAATGACATTAATCTACCTCTGCCGCAAGTTTATCTTCAAAAATTCTTGCGAACTCTGGGGTTTGTTGTACGAGCGTTGCAGCAATACTAGCCAACCAATCCTTTAGAGGCTGCGTTTTTGGTGATTGGAAACTTGAGAACCCTGCTGTTGCTGCGTTCGCTAATGCTTGGTCGCGGGCATCCAAATATTGTGTGACTGCGTTCGCTACGTCGTTGTCTGCTAAACGGTTGTCGGTTACGGCTGTACGCAAATCGTTAATGAAGTTAGGGAACTCGCCTGGGTTAAAATCGGCTTTGATAGGGAACCCTGGGTATTCTTCGTTGAGGAATCCACGCCATCGGCTCAGCCAGTCTCGTTGTTCTTGGTTGAGGGTTGCCCCAAGTTGGTTGCGTTTCTCACGGTAGATGGATGAAGCAATTTTGTATTGGGCTGCTGCCACCATTTCTTCTGCGGTTAACCGTTTGCGTTCACCTTTTTGGATTTGGCGGTTGAATGCTTCAAAACTGAACACGTCGCCACCTGGGGCGAAGTATCCTGCGATGCCTTTGTATTGTGTCATTAGGTCGTTGTTGTCGTTAGCCCAATCGGAGAACACTTTGGTTGGTTCGATACCGCTAGTTGTTGGCTCTGTTTTGTGACCCATGTAAATAAATGCGTCTTCGCCGAAACGGTCGATGAATCTGCCTACTGCTGTGTCTGGATTTTCTGTTTTAAGTTTGTAGAACTCTTGCGAGAGTGACGATGCGATAATGTCTCCGCCGTCTGTTTCTAAACGGAAATCAATTTGTGGTGAGGTTGGTCCCGTGAATTGCAGTAGGGCACGCATACCTGCGAGGACTTGTGCTTTGCGGCGTGCATCGGCGTACAGTTTTGCCATTTCGTTGGCGTCTTTGGTGTTGTAACTTCCGCTTTGGATTTTGTGGCTGACTACTTCTGCGTAGGTGTTGGCGTAGATTGTGCCAAGGTTGGTGGTGTCGCCTTTGATTGCTTCAATGCCTCGCATAGCCCATTGTGGCGCAAGTGACCCTGGACCTTTTTCCCCGTATGGGAGAATCATTTTGCGTACAAATTCTAGTTGAGGTACGTCTGGGAGTACGTTTGATGCGGCGATTTGTAGAACTGGACCTGCACCTGGAAGGTTTAAAACTTGGAATGCGCCTTTAATTGGGAACTGGAGCATTGCTCCTGCCCATCCGCCGACAGGGAAGTTGAATACGTTTGTGCCGTTTATAGGGTCTTTAGCGAACCAGCCTGATAGGGCGTTGTCTGGGTTGTCTGAGTCGTAGTTTGCTGCGTTGAATGCGAGTTGTGTTTTGCGGATTCGTGATGGGTCTTCTACGAGGTATGAGGTATATTGTCCGAGTGTTTCTCTGAATGCTGTAGCGAATGGTGCTACTACTCGGAGCATATCTTCTAGGTTGCCTTTTTTCTGGGCGTTGTAAAGAGTTTCTTGTAGTTCTTGTCTTGCCATCGCTCCAGCGAATTGTTCTAGTTGGGCGACTGTGCCGTCACCTGTGGCTGCTTTTCCAAATATACGATTGTAGATTTCTTTGTTGCCAACATATTTTTCTACTGACATAATTTCCCGTTTACCTTCTTCGGCAAGGTCATCGTTTAACGATTTAACATATTTGGCGATGTTTGCTTTCAAAGTTTGTTGTTCTGCAGGTGACAACAAATTGGCGTTGTCCGCGACTGTTCGATAGAACGCTTGACGGTAAAGCGGTGAGCGTTCAAGTTTTTGTGTGGCTTTACCTACTAGCCCGTTGAAGAACCATTTAACGCCTGTGTCCATTGCTTTTGTAATGTTGTCAAGTTTTGGTGATTTGCCTGATGTCACACGGTTAGCAACTTTGACACTTGGTGCTAGTTTTCTTTGATTGCCTTTAAGGTCGATAAATTCTCGAAGTGCGTCGCTGCCGAACAATCCTGGGTCTTGTTCTTTTGTAGTAAACGCTTGTCCTGGGGCTACTGCTTGTACTTCCGCTATGTCGCGAGGGATGAGTGTGCCTGGGTTAAATGGGTCTTCTACTCGGCTTGGCGTTATGCGTGTGATGATTGCGTCGTCACCGTTGTCAAGTTTAACCAAAGCACCTACAACTCTGTTTTGTCCTCGTTCTGCCATTACAAGGTTGTCTACTGGAATTTCTTCGCGTGGCACAAATTGAACATCAGCCGTTGGTAAACCGTTTGCATCTTCAGTCAAACGTGAAGTTGGTAATCCTCTTTCGTCAAGCAGCGATTCGATTTTGGGTACACGACCGTGTGCTACTACAAAACGTAGTTCTTCGTCGCCGCGGACAACGGTGTTTAATTTGGCTTGTGATGGTTTGTCTAGCCATGCGGTCACAAGGTCTGTTTCAGAAACGCTTCTTATTGGGATAAATTGTGGTTGACCTGTTCGTTGGTCTGCGATGCGTACGCCGTTGCGAAAATATTCGACAACTGTTTTATAGGCTTCTTTTCCTTCGTCGGTTGTTTGAAACCATACAGCCATTGCTGCTTGGCGTTCTTGTGTTGGAAGCGTAGATAATTGCGCCATTTTTTTGATAATTGTGTCTTGACGAAGTTGTCCTAAGTTATCTATGTAGCCTGTAGTGTGTGCAACTGGGTCGCTGCCACGGCTAATGAAAGCAAAGTTTTCTCCTCGTATCATGCGTTCATTAGCGGTAAGTGGGTCTTGTAGATGTTGATAGACCGACTTATTGGTAATATCTTGGTAATCTTTTAATACCTTTTTTACCCCGCCGCTGACATCATCTGTTAGTGCTGTTTCAAATGTTAATGCTTTACCTTCTCCGCCTGTTAATGGTCCAACAAAGCGGCTGCCCATAACTGTTTGGATGAATTGGAATGGGTGCGTGAAAAAGTTTTGGTAGCCTTTTGCTGCCATTCGGATATGGGAGTCAATCATGTTTCGTACGACGTATCCGCCCGTAGCAAGAATCATCGGTTTCCATACTTCTTGTTGAAGTTCTTCTGCAACGGCTAATAGTGTTCTTTGTTCACCTTTTTTATTGCGTAAAATTTTATCGGTTTTTAATGCTTTTTTTAGAAACGGGTTACTTGTTAATGCTCGAAGTTTGCGGTAGTCGGGCAACACATGGATGTTTTCTGCAAGTTCAACTAATGCTGTTGGTCCTTGCATACGTAATTCATTTAAATCATTTGGGTTGAATCTTTTTAATTCTTTATCGTCAATGCCGAATTGCCGTAACTGTTGTAACATCCCGCCGTCATCGAGTTGTCCCAGTTCGTCGGCGCCAAATGCTCTAATGCGGGCTAGTTCTGCATCGTGAATTCGTTTTACTTCTAATGCAATTCGTTTGTCGCCGCCCGCTTGTTCGGTTACGATTGCAAGGAATTTTGCGTAGAGTTGGTCGCCTGCTTCTTTGCGTATAGCGGCATTTGTTTCACCGAATACGTTCATCGCTTCGCCCATAAAATTGTCGAAGGTTTCTGTGGCTTCGGTGTGGATTCTTATTCCTCGTAGATAGTTGGCGTAGGTTTCTACGGATTTTGTTTTGTCTAAACCTGAACCATAAATGATGGCTTTTTCTGTTGGGATTTCTGTGAACCATCGGCTGTTGCGTAGTGTGCGATATACAGGGATTCGTTCGCGTGCTAGTTCTCGTGCGGCGAATGTTGCACGTGTGCCTTTGATTGCGCCGATTTGTTTTGGGATGAGTACGTCTTCTGGGTTGGCTGATAGTCGTGCTGCGGCTTCACCGATGATGGCTTTGATTTTTAGTGGGGAGTCTGCTTCTGCTAAACGTTTTGCTGTTTCTGGGTCAATTTTGCCGCGGAAATCTGACATGATTTTGTATGCGGCTTTGCCTCTTTCGATGGCTGCTTCAGTTGTATCTAGTCCGCGGTCAGCAATGTTGTTTGTTGCGGTGGCAGCGTGGTCTGCTAAACGTTGCGATAGTCGTACTGCTTTGCTGTTGCGTTCGAACCATGCAAAGTAATCTGATTCTCTAAATGAGATTGCTTCAGCAGAATCTAAACCGATTTCTCCGCGGGAGATTCGTGCTGCTGCGTCTGCGCCTTCGCGTGTGAGTGACGGAATTTTGTCTGTTTCTACTATGCCTCGGGCGACGAGTTGGTCTGCAACTTTTTGGCTGACTGCCCGTGTGCCAATTAATCCTTTTACTTGTTGACCTGTTTTTGCTGCTTTGAATGCTTGACCTGCGACGATGGTTGGGTCAGCGTAGATGGTTACAGCAGCATCGAAGAAACCTGATAGTAGAGAGTATTCTTTTGTTCCTGGGGTGAACACAAGGTTTGCTGCGCCACGCCCAATTGTCCACGCATGGTTGTTGATTGTGCCACGAAAGTCTTTTGCTCTTTGTGCTTGTGTTTCTGCGGCTTTCCCACCGAAAAAGAAACCTTCACCTGATTCTTCGCCTGAAAGCATTGTGCCAAGTTGTGTTGATGAGAACACTCCTGCTGAACCTGCTGGGTTGTTCGGTGAAAATATTTGTGATGCAACGTTTTGTGTTAGGTCTGGAGTGAGTTGTAATGCGGCGAAACCCCAACGTGTTGCGGCTTTTGCTTTGCTGTAAATGTTTCTATCAAACCAGCCTTTTGGGTCTGATTTGTTTGGGTCGTTTTGTGTAGCGAGTTTTGTTGCTTCTATTTTTGCTACAGCGTCAATAGCCTGCTTTGATAAACCTGGTTGTTTTGCCATGTCTAATAGGACACGTGGCGACACCCATCCGTTCTGTTTATAAAGTTCGGATACTTTTGCTGCTTGTTGTGGGGTTACTGTTGCTTGTATTTTTTGTTGGGCAGCGATGTTCGCTTGTGCGTCTTTGTCGTTATTTTCTTCGTCAACAGGGTCGAATGCGCTGAGTCCACCTACCATTAGTATCCTTCACGTAGGTACGAGTCCAACATATCTGCGAGTTCTTCGCTTGGGTAGGCTGCGTATAGTGCTCTAAGTTCGTCGAGTATTGGGTCGCCGTTGCGTACACCTGCGTAGCCGCCCATTGGAGCCATTCTTCCTGGTCCGAATGGTGCGCCTGCTGTTAGTGGTTCATCTGGGCGTTCTGTTGGTCTGTCTAATGGTCCGAATTGTCCTGGGCGTGGACGTTCAACTGCTGCTTGTGGCGGGGCGACTACTGGTTGTGGTGACGCTGCCATTGGTACTTGTTGTTGTGCTGCGATTTGTTTTCCTGCTTCACCGTAGGTTTGTCCTGGGGCTGCTTTTGCTGCCAATTTTTTTGTTGGGTTCCGTAAATCGGAACGGTTCGGATATTGTTTTGCCATTAACCTAATCTCCCTGCGAGGCTAAGTACACCACCTGGTGTCCCTGGTTGTGCTGATGCTCCTGCTTGCGGACCGCCAAGCGATGCGAGTAGTCCTTCGATTCCTGCTGGTCCTGCTTGTTCTGCTGGTGCTTCTGCACCCATGCCTGGTGCTGCTAACCCTGGCATTGCTTCTGGTGCGCCTGCTGGTACTGCTGTTGCTTGGCGTTGTTGTGCGCGTTCGTTGGTTCGGCGTACCGCTTCGTAAAGTGGGACGTTTTCTTCTACTGTGAGTTTTGTTAGGTACGCTAAATCTTCTGGCTGGTATGGTCCGTTAGGGTCTGCGGCTTGTGCTTGGATGCTGGACAGTAGTGCTGCTTCCATTGATTCTGCTGTGATGCGGTCTTTTTCTAGTTCTGGGTCTGTGATTAGCGGGTCGGCTTCTCGTGCTGATTCTTTTGACATTAGCCCTGTGCCGAGTCGTTGTCCGAGTCCTACGATGAGTCCGTTGACGTCTGCGCCCGATGACGGGTAGTTGACGTAGTGGAAGTCTGTTTCCCAAACTTTGTTCGGTACGTAATCTACTTTTCCTATTCCGTTTCTTCCTGCGATGAAGAACGATTTTTCTTTTGCACCCCAATAGTTTTTTTCGATTGCGATAGCAATTTTGTCTTCTTCCATTAACGATTGTGCGAAGATTGCTTGGGCTTCTTGTACACGGAAGTCGACGGTTGCTGAAAGGATTGATTCGCCTCTGCGACCAGTACGTATGTTTGTGCCTGATTCGCCGCCGAACTCTGCTGGGATTGCACCTTCTAAGCGTTCTTGTCGTTCAAGTCTGTCTAATGCGACATCGGTTTTGTAGCCTGGGTTTGTTTGCAGTTGTTGGATGTCTCCGCCTTTGACTACACCTAACTGTCCTGTTTTGCCTTCTGCCATTTGGATTATTTCTGGGTTTTCACCTGGGCGTGCTACTAGGTATTCGTCTGGGAAGATGCCGCGTTCGATAGCGATTTCTGTGAGGGCTTGTAGTCGGGCACGTGTGTAGTACATTCCCATTACGCCGTCGAATTGTCCGCGTGGGATGTCTAACGAGATTCTTTTCGGGATGATTACTAAAGGCATTTGTGTGCGGTTTGGGATGCGTTCTAGTTCGATTACTTCGATTCCTTGGCGTTCAACCATTGTGTATTCGGCGCTGTTTTCTGCGCCCATCACGCAGATAACTATTTCTTCTTCGTCGACATATTCGAGGATTGTGAATT